GCATCAGTTCGAAGAGATCAAGCGTGGCGATCGTGTCATCGTTGTGATCGACTCGGTCGGCAATCTCGCTTCGAAGAAGGAAGTCGAAGATGCACTGAAGCAGAACTCAGCCGCCGATATGACTCGTGCAAAACAACTTAAGTCGCTCTTCCGTATGGTTACTCCCCATCTTAACCTGAAGGATATTCCTCTGATCGTGGTCAACCACACTTATCAGACTCAAGAGATGTACTCGAAGGCCGTCGTATCTGGTGGTACTGGCATCTATTACTCGGCTGACAACATCTTCATTCTTGGTCGTCAACAAGAGAAAGATGGCAAGGAAGTCACTGGCTACAACTTCATCATCAACGTTGAGAAGTCTCGCTTTGTAAAAGAAAAGAGCAAGATTCCAATCGAAGTATCATGGGACGAAGGCATCAGCAAGTGGTCTGGTTTGCTTGACATGGCTCTCGAGTCTGGTCACGTGATCAAGCCAAAGGTTGGCTGGTTCCAAAAGGTTGATATGACTACTGGAGAAATCTTCGATAAGTCGTATCGTCTGAATGATACCTATAACTTCAGCTTCTGGCATCCTATTCTACAGTGTCCTAAGTTCAATGAGTTCGTTGAAAAGAAGTACGCTGCAGCCAATGGTGCTATCATGCAAGCCGAAGATGATGTGAGTGATGTATATGCGATGGAGGATGAATGAGAATTGAACAAGTTATATTTGGTAATTTGATTGAAAATGAAGACTATGGCCGCAAGGTCATACCTTTCCTAAAAGAGGAGTACTTTACTGACAATGTAGAACGCAAAATCTTCTCTCTTATTCATAACTATGTTGGAAAATATAACACGTTTCCTACAAAATCTGCAATTGAAATTGACTTAGTTGATGCTGGTGGTCTGTCTGACGATCAGTTCAAAGCAGCCAAGGAATTTGTATCGAATCTTCAAAAGTCTGAAGATCGTGATGTCAATTGGTTAGTTGATAGTACAGAAAAGTTTTGCAAAGATAAAGCTTTATATAACGCCCTCATGAAGTCGATTCAAATTGTCGATGACAGCAAAAAAGATAGTATCAGTGTTGGTTCGATTCCTCAAATCTTAACTGATGCACTCGGTGTTTCTTTCGATACACATATCGGCCATGACTTCCTTGATGATGCTGATGCTCGATACGAGTTTTATCATCGCAAGGAAGTACGCATTGGTTTTGACCTTGACTTCTTTAATAAGATTACTCAAGGTGGTATGCCTCGTAAGACTCTGAATATTGCTCTTGCTGGTACTGGTGTTGGTAAGTCTTTGTTCATGTGTCATAATGCAGCTAGCAATCTGATGTCAGGTCAGAACGTTCTCTACATTACATTAGAAATGGCAGAAGAACGAATCGCAGAACGTATCGATGCCAATCTTCTTGGTGTCAGTTTGAATGAACTGAAGGATTTACCTCAGGCAATCTATTACAAATTGATTGGTAGAGTTAAAGAACGAGCCAAAGGTAAGTTGATTGTCAAGGAATATCCGACTGCGAGTGCTGGTTCTGCAAACTTTCGACATCTCTTGAATGAGTTAAAGATTAAGAAAAACTTTGTTCCAGATATTATCTACATCGATTATCTGAACATCTGTGCTTCTTCACGTATCAAGCCTGGTGCAAACGTGAACTCATACACATATATCAAGGCAATTGCTGAAGAGTTGCGTGGTCTTGCTGTCGAGTTTAATGTTCCAATTGTTTCTGCGACTCAGACTAATCGTTCAGGCTTTAGTAACTCTGATGTTGGTCTCGAAGATACATCTGAATCGTTCGGTCTTCCAGCCACTGCAGACTTTATGTTTGCCTTGATTACGAGTGAAGAACTACGCCAACTCAATCAGATTATGGTGAAGCAGTTGAAGAATCGTTACGGCGATCCATCAGTGCATAAGCGATTCGTGATCGGTGTCGACTACTCGAAGATGCGTCTGTATAATGTCGAGGCTTCTGCTCAAGAGGATCTCATGCAAGATGATGATATACCAGTGTTTGACAACTCCAACTCTGGTAGCAGGTTATTAGACGAATCAAAACCCGCAAACAAATTCGGCAAACAAAAATTTAATGGATTTAAGTAATGGACTACGATAAGTTATCTTATAAACCAGAACCACAATGGACAGTCATCAAACCTCCTGTCTACAAGTGGAGATGTCAACTCCATCCTGGCACATATTGGATGGTAGAAGATCATCGAGTTCCGAATTGGTTTCATCGTAAGATGCAGCAACTTTGTTTTGGTATTGTATGGGAGAAGATTAATGGTTAACTATAAGATTGTAAATGAATGTATGGTTCCTGTCAACACTCCACTCGGTGGATATGAGACTGGTTATGTTGAACGAGGTGGTGATATCCTTGAAATCAAGACAGATCAAATCGTTGCTCAAAAGCTTGGCATGCGAAAAGCTAAAGATCTTGTAAGACACTTGAATTTTGGTGGTGGGTTTGATGGTTTTACGCCAGCATTTTTTTTAGCAAAACGCGAAAAAATAGAGGGTTTGGTGTAAAAAGTGTATAAATAGATGTACACTATGTGGTGCGTGGATATGCAGTTTCAACTGTGTAAGTTAGGCAAGAGTCTTAATTGACGAATGGAATAGGCAGGGTCACAGGTGGGGTTCCTCCTGCTACACGCATGATGGGCGGCTTTCGGGTCGCCCATTTTTTTGTCTTTTTTTCGAAATAAACATGTACATTTTATCAAAACATTGGTAAGGTGGACCTATAATCAAGAAGGAAAAAACACATGTACTCCATTCAATATTTCGATCGTCTTAACAACAACCTCGACACCTCTTCGCCTAAATTCCCTACCATTCAACTTCTCGTCGATTTTATCAATCAAAACCCCGACCTCGAATATTCTATCGTCCTCTACAAAAACTTCTTCGTCGCTCCAACCGTCGACGATATTATCCTTAACCAAAAACCTCGTCCAAAATTTGTCAAACTTATGACTAAAGTTTCTACCACTCTCGACAATTACGTATCTCCATAAAAATAAACATGTACAATATATCTAATATGTTGTAGAGTGAATAATAAGCTAAGGATATAAAAATGACTCGATTTGTAAACAGATTCGTTATCTCCGACCATCATCTTGGTCATACGAATTCATGGGAAAAGTTCAAACTATCTGACGGCAGTCCGCTGCGTCCGTTCACCTCGACAGAAGAGATGAACGAGACCATGATTGAACGCCACAATGCCAAAGTGAAAGATCAGGACACTGTCTACTTTCTCGGTGACGTGGTAATCAATAAGAAGTATCTTGAACTGGTAAAGCGTATGAACGGTCGTAAGATCCTTATTCGTGGCAACCATGACATCTTCAAGGACGAAGACTATCGTGAAGTTGGTTTCCAACAGATCCACGGTGTTCGTGTGTTCGTGGATAAGTTCATTCTGAGTCATATCCCTCTGCATCCTGACTGCGTGTCAGAACGGTTCCGTGTGAACGTGCATGGACATCTTCATGCGAATGAGGTCATGAGAACAAGAACCAACATGGTTCATGGCTACATGACTGGTCTTGTTACTGAACCAGACCCTCAATATCTCTGCGTATGCGTAGAGCAAACCGACTTCACACCTCTTCACTTCGATGAGGTAGAAGAAAGAATCCAACAACGTTGGAAAGATACAGGATATGAAGGTCCTGTCAATGCTTGGGGAAATGGAAGTGGACCAGGTTAATGAAAAATTGTCTCACGTGCAAAACGCGCATTAAAGCCGATTCTACATGGGATGAGAATCAAGGAGACTTCTGGCACTGTACAGCAGTCGTTCCTGTTCAAGGATTTGGTATCATGTGGCTTGAAAATCGTCACAAAAATCCCATCGATCCAAAAAATGTTGGTCGACTAATCAATCTTAATATGTTTCGACCAGAACACAAACACTTTAAATCTGGTTTAAATTATGATTGTATGTTATGGAAAGGACCTAATTAATGAGTAAAATGATTATTGGATTTTTGGCCATCTTTATGGTGGTATTCTTTGCTATTCAAGGTTTCGTTGCTGCAAGGCGCGAAGAAAAGCTCCAGCTTGCCAAGGTGCTGGGGTATAGTTTGTTGTGTTCTACCGTGGCGACCGCGATTGCAGCTGCAGTCGTTATCTTGTTCTAAAGGAAAAGTAAATTATGAATCGTATTGCTAAGGTTGCCGTTCTTGCTGGTTTGATGGCCACTGTTTCGGCTTGTACTCGAATTGAAACTGGTGAAGTTGGTGTTCGTCGGACATTTAACAAGACTATTGAAACCACAGAGTTGATGCCTGGATCTGTTAATCAGACAATGTTTGGTGACGTTCTTACGTTCCCAACGAAGGACGTTCAGGTTGATGTTTCTGACCTGACTCCATTAGCTTCGGATAACTCGACGGTTGCTGACTTCGATATGGCTGTCATCTACTCGATCAATCCTGGTTCTGTTGCAGAACTCTACATCGAGA